GTTAGGCGCGAGTCGCGGCCGAAATTGAGTAAAAGTTGGAATCGATAACCCTTGCGGACAAACAGTTGGCCGAGGTCGCCGCAGACCTCCGGGCAATGTACTTTCCCGGAACCCATGTGCCACTATTTATCGCCGAAATGGTCGAGACGCAAGCGCGAAACCTAATGCGCCGCCGTCGATTGGAATTGTTCCTCGACCAGCACGGCGAGACATACACGCCCGAAAAATCGGCCCGTTCCTACGAACGCCCGGAATGGCAAGTGTACAAGGCATTAAACCAGGACATCAACCGCATATACGCCCGCCTCGAAAAATGGGCGGGCATCGGAGGCGACGACCCCGGCGCGGATTTGCTCGCCTAATGTTCGACGAGGACAAGGCCGACCGCGCGGTTCGATTCATCGAAACGTTGTGTTCGCACACGAAAGGGGCGAAGGGCGGTCAGGCGTTTGAACTCGAACCGTGGCAACGCGACGAAATAATTCGCCCAATTTTCGGCACGGTTCGCGAGGATGGGTTGCGCCAGTATCGAACGGTTTACATCGAGTTGCCACGGAAACAAGGCAAATCCACGTTGGCGTCGGCCATCGCATTATATATGTTGATGGCGGACGGCGAACCGGGCGCCGAAATCATCAGTGCGGCGGCGGATCGCAATCAAGCGTCGTTGGTATTTGACCAGGCCCGAAGCCAAATCCAAAACAACCCGACGTTGCGCAAGGCGGCAAAGGTGTTTCAAAACCGGATTGAATATGGAACGAGTTGGTACAAATCGATTTCCGCCGAGGCCAACACGAAACATGGATTCAATGCGCATTGTGTGATTTTCGACGAACTCCACGCCATGCCCAACGACTCGTTGTTTCGGGTTTTGGAAACCAGCACCGGCGCCCGGCGGCAACCGTTGTTTGTCTCCATCACCACCGCGGGCGAATCGTTGAATTCGATTTGCGGCACCGTCCACGAATACGCATTGAAGGTTCGCGACGGCGTGGTGGACGACCCCACGTTTTTGCCGATTATCTACGCCGCCGAACCTGACGACGATTGGACACAACCCGAAACGTGGGCGAAGGCCAACCCTGGATTGGGTTCCATTTGTTCGGTCGACTACTTCGAAACGCAAGTTCGCCGGGCGAAGGTCACCCCGTCGTATGTGAACACCTTCAAACGGTTGCACCTGAATATTTGGGTGGGTGCGTCAACGGCGTGGATCACCGACGACGAGTTCATGAAGGGCGACCGCCCGATGCCATCGGCCGAAACGTTGTCGCGGTTGCCGTGTTGGTGTGGCCTCGACCTGGCGGCGACTCGCGATTTGACTTGTTTTGCCGCCATTTGGCACGATGCCGCCACCGATGTGTTTTACCTCGACGTTCATTCGTTCGTCAACGAGGAACAAGCGGAATCGCGGCGGTTGTCTGGCGGAACTAATTATTACGACTTCCAACAACAAGGGGAATTGACCATTACCGAAGGCAACGTGACCGATTTTCGCACGGTTCGGGATCACATCGCCGATTTTTGCAACCGGAACAACGTCCAAGGCGTCGCCTACGACCGCAAATTTTCGACGTACATAACCCCCGAACTCATCGAAATGGGCATTCGCATGTGCGATTTCGGCCAGGGGTTTTATTCTATGTCATACCCAACGAAAATGTTCGAAATCGAACTCGCGAAAGGCAACGTCGTGCATGGCGGGCATCATTTGTTGCGGTGGCAATTTTCATGTGTACACCTCAAAAGGGACGACGCCGACAACATCAAGGTGGTGAAACACCGAAGAAATTCAGAAAACGACAAGGTCGACGCGGTCGTGGCCTCCATCATGGCGTTGGGCCAGTTCTACGCCGACAACCAAACCGAAACGGGCGAGGAACTCGCCGAAATCATCAATTTGTGACATGAATCCAGTCGACGAAACCCGCGAATGTTGCGAACAAATCCACGATTCCGCATCGACTTTGTTCGAAGAAATTTTCGACGAAACGGGCCAAAATCTACTTGAACCCGACGATGCAACGGCCATCGTTGACCACTACGAACGCCAAATTTTGTCGATTTTGCTTGACTTGCGTCGGGTTTTTTCGTATGGGTAAACGCCGTATTTTTGCACGGTGACAATTTGGGATCGTGCGAAAACGCTGTTTCGGCGTCGTGTTGAGTACACCGGGGCACCCGGTTTTTGGGAACGGCAAATGCCGAATTTTAACACGCGAAACCGTGTCCAAGAACGTGACGCCCTCGGCATTGGTGCCGTTTACGCGTGTGTTTCCAAAATTGCCGGTTCCATTGCCGCGTTGCCGTTCAACGTGTACCGCATCGAGGGCAACCGCCGCGAACTCGACAACGGCCACCCGGCCGCCGAGTTGCTGGCCCACTCGCCACAACCAGGGTTGACCCCGTTCGCATTCTTCGAAACCATCGTTGCGCATGCCCTTATATACGGAAAGGGGTTTGCCATCATTGAACGAGACCGTGCCGCCATGCCGGTGTCGTTGTCCATCGTCCACCCCGACGATGTCGAATATTACCGCGACGAGACCGGCCACGGTTACGCGGTGCGCGAATTCGGATTTGTGGACGACGCGGACATGTTTTGCGTCAAATGCATGCACGGGTTGTCGCCCGTCCGATTGCATTCCGATTCGTTGGCAACGTTGCGCAATGCCGAGGATTTCGCAGGCGAATTCTTCGCCAACGGCGGTCAAATGACCGGCATTTTGACCAGCGACACCCCGATTCGAGCCGAACAGGCGCAAGAAATCGTGAAACAATGGCACGGCGGATCGCAAGGCGGAACCAAAATTTTGCCGTTTGGCCTGAATTACCAACGGATCAGCCTTCGCCCCGATGAGGCCCAATATATCGAGTCCAGAAAATTCGGCGTCATCGAGGTCGCCCGCATTTTCAATGTTCCGCCCATCATGATTCAGGCCGAAGAAGCGGCCTCATATCAAGGTTCCGCCGCATACGACCTGTTTTTTGCGAAACACACAATCGCGCCGTGGGTATGCCGCATCGAACAGGAAATCCGCGCCAAACTGATGACGACGGCCGAGCGCAACACCCATGTGGCGCGATTTGACATGCGCGGGTTGATGCGCGGCGACCAGGCCGCCCGCTCGTCGTATTACTCGGCCATGTTGTCGTCGGGCGTGATGACAATCGACGAGGTCCGGCGCGAAGAAGACCGCGACCCGGTGCCAAACGGATTTGGTGCGCAACACCTTGTCCAGGTCAACCAATTGAACCTGGAAAACGTCCCCGAATACTCCCAAAAAATTGCCGGAAACGAACTTTCCCAATGAGTGACACAACAAACGAGGTCGTCGACAAACTGGACGACGACGAGCGGGCCACGACGCCCGACAACGAGACCCGCGACGGTTACAATTGTACCGGGTCGACCTGCGAGATTCGCATGAACGACGACGAACCGATGATTGTCGGTTACGCCGCCTTGTATGACTCGCCGACGCAAATCGGTTCGTTCCGTGAGGTTATCAAACCGGGGGCGTTCGACGAAGTGGTTGACGGCGACGTTCGGATGTTGATTAACCACGACCCCAACCAGGTCGT